TGAGCTTTCCCGACTTGAACATGCCACCCCCGCTCAAGTCGGGATTTTTTTTGCCTGAAATTCAGGTATAAAAAAGCCCCTAACGAGAGGGGAACGATGTCAGCAAACCAGGCAATCAGATTATGAGCAGGATTGCTCACAGCAAGTACTCAGTGAATACCTATATCGCAATGAATTATTTATAAATGATGTTTAGTTTAGGTATATCAACGTTTTATGAACGGTTGGTGTAAGCGCAAAATCGGTGATGGATTCGTTGGTATGATTGTTTCTCTGCCAAAGAAGTGAAGTTATATGTGAACTTTGCCTTGTCATATACGGACGTATGAGTTTCCGACTTGATGTTTACAGCATTCACATCAAGTCGGTTTTTTTTTGCCTGAAATTTGGGTATAAAAAAGGCCGCCTAAGCAGCCTAGAATCCTGTCACTTCAACCCGGCAAATTGGATAGGTGTAGAGTTTTTTTTCCTGAATCATTCGCTGCGCCTCTTCCATGTTTTCGACGTCATCAACGAACTTAATGTTCTCGCCTTCATCCTCATGCTTCCCGCGTATCTACTTAGTAACGTGAACCGCTTCTTTGCGTTTATTACGGTGGCCTGCTGCGTATAGAGCGACCTCTGGCAGGCAACATGAGCCTTCGTACTTGCTCACCATGCTGGTGATCGTAACCACTTCTGATTTCATGCAAGGTTTACGCTTACACTGCAATACAACGCGTGAAGGGGTAGGGCGATGCATAACCTCTGAACTTACCGCCTCTTGGCTTTGCAACTCAGCTCTACGTGCACGACGACGAGCTGCTGAAGAACCTTTGAACTCTGTTCTGCGAGACATAAATACCTCCTGAGTTAACTTTGGTGATGCGTTGCCAGATGCTGATCTTCTGGTTGGCTCGGAGGCCTGCAATTCATCGCATCCCAAAATTAACTTTGGTATATCTGGCTTTTCAGCCACGTAGGTGAATCCATCACCGTTGTTTAAAGAGCATCCAACTTCCTGTTAGTTAGTGCGTCCTGCCTTGTTTGTGAGATTATATTGAACCAATAGTACATTTGTGGCAAGTACCATAAGTACGAAATTTGATTTTATTAGTGTACTTTTGGGTAAAGTATTTGAAAGTTAATGATATTTATTTTTTGATTTAGTGAATTTATTGGTTTGTAGATGATAAAGTGAGCAAAGCAGGAGAAGCATGGGAAAGAACACAATCGGTTACCACAGCCTAAGCTGTGGGAAAGGCAACTCAGAATCTAGTGTTTTACGAGCCAGAAATGAAGAAGGAATACATCATTTCGATGTTGGAATCTTTCGCTCAGATAGAGTATGACGAGAATAGAAGGGCTAGATACGTAATGATAGCGGAGGTAATGAAGGAATGAGAGCAATAAAAGCCCGGCGTGGCAGCCGGGTTGAGTCATTACTTTTTGCTGTTGTTTTCTAACATCGATTGAATTTTGGCAATTCCTATTGCATTGTCTTTTGAGCTTGAATCAATTTTAGCGTCAATTTTATCCAAACGTGAAGACATCTCCATCTTATTGTTTTGCATCGTTGTTGAAAGCTCAGTTTTAATAACTTGTAGATTGTTATTTGTTTCTAGGCGTGATTTATCCACCTGTTCACTGATTGAGTTAGATATAGTCCAAGTTGTACCGCAAGCAATGGCTAAAAATCCTATCAGCGTCCCAGCCACGCTGATGCGCAGCTCAGTTTTAGAAACACTGTAATTACTCATTTCATCGCCTTTTTTGGATTTCCCATTGGGCTGCTCTAAAAATACTATACGCTGTCTTGAATTTGCGGGATTGTCATAAACAGGCATTTTATTTGAGCGTAGTGTATACGTCCAATCTTCTGAAGACTTATCAACTTCTACAGGCTCGAAAGCATCATTTCTCTGATGAATCATCCTGATCCTCACTCAAATCGACAGCTTCTTTTTTAATATAATCATTTGATTCTAGGTTTTTAAGAACTTTTTTGTTATTAAAAAAGATCATGTGACCACAATTTTTACACTGCATGAATAACAGATTAAGTGATTCACTTTTTAGAAAATTTGGTCGATTTTTTCTTGTGTCCTTGTCTAAATAAATACCAGGAATCGTTGGAATGATCATGTTTTCTTTATCTGATGAAGAATATATCACATCAGGAGTGAAAAGCGACCATTGCTCTTCTAGACACATAGGACAAATATGCTCTCCCTTTAGAGTTGTGAGGTAGTCAGCGAATTGCTCAAAATTAACTAAATTTTTGTTATCATTTGACATAATAGTCTCGATATTCTTACTTTAAATACTAAATTAGTCTCAGCTTAGTCTCTACTGCTACACCAATCGTTTTGCAGTTCCCGTTCACAGGAACCAATGGCCATGCCGGGTTAAGCCCCTTCAAATACTTCTGACCGCCATCAATGATCAGCTTCTTGAATGTCGCTTCATTGGAATCAGACAACTTCGCTATCACTAGGCTGCCATTTACTGGTTCTCTACCTGTATCGATGAGGACAAGAGTTCCTTCTGGAATGCTAAGACCAGTAGGGGCGGTCATTGAATCACCTTGGACTCGTAGCCAGAAGCCTGAACCGGTCACTTTCGCATCAGACTCGTACCATTCATCAATTTCTTCAATCGTGTACGGTTCACAAGCATCAGCCCATGCTCCAGCGCTTACCCAACTAATGACTGGATACAAGTTTCCACGAGAATAAGGGATTGGGTTTGTAACATTGCGATCGAGAGCCTGATTTCCATGCTGCAACCACATGACATCGACTCGCAAGAATTTTGCGAGTTCATTCATTTTCGCTTGGCGTGGTAAAGACTCAGCATTGAACCATTTACTCACACCTTTAGATGAAACACCCAGTGCTCGGGCAATAGCGATCCCGCGACCATGTTCATCTAATCCAGCATCTTTACAGGCCTGCGCTAGCCGCTGGGCAAACTCTTCGCGCACTTTCTCAACTTGTACCATGAGTACGATAGTAAACCACTTGCAAAAACTTTCAGTTCAATCATAATCTGTACTGAAAGTACGAAAAGGATAACCTATGCAAACTCTAGACGAACCAATCAAAGGTATTGGAATTCCTGAAGTAGCTAAGGCTTGTGGAGTTAGCGAAAGAGCTGTTTATAAATGGCTTAAAAATGGCTTCCTCCCTAAGACTGAGTTTTTTGGTAAGACCAAATACGCGCAACAAATTGAAAGTATTTCAGGTGGTAAATACAGCGCATCTGAAATTTTAGACATCAGTAAGCAAAATCTACTAGCAGCATAAGCAACACCGCTCTTTCCCCAACGGACATGAAGTCCCACGTCGCTGAAAAGCGAAATCCACACAAACAAATCACTTGTGGTCATCCCACGGGCTGATCACGTCTTTATTCAATAAAGGAAATTTTAATCAATGGAACATGCAAAAACACGCAACAACTCACAAGAGATTGAGGTTCGTATCAGGGGGCTAGTAAGCCGATTAGGTTTAGCTACCGTCGCTAAGGGCATGGGGCTTGATAAGTCTCAAATCAGCAGGATGCAGACAGGGAAGCAATGCTTTGTGGAGAAGGTGGCCAAGTTCTTGGAGGTGATCGGGTTCTGCAAAGAGGACTCGATTTTATCAATTGCAGGTGATGAAGCTGCTGAGATAGCGAAGTCACTACGAATGCTGAGCATGATTATCAACTCAGAAAAGAAAAAGTCGCCAACTGCGGGAACAGCTGACGACTCTCAGATCACTATGACTTTCTAGTACTGGATCAATTCACAGGAGTAATTATGTCATCGCTTTCAATTTTGTACAAATCAAAAGATAAAAACGGTACCGAAACGACAGTAAAGAAAACGTTTCTGGTGCCACTGTCAGAGCTTTATGTTGAGCCGGGCTTTAACGTCCGAGATATCGATCAGGCTCACGTCGAAGAATTCAGAGATGCGTTTATCGATGGCGAGTATCTTCCTCCGCTCGCTGTTCAGGTTACAGAGCATGGCGTCAAAATCATTGATGGGCATCATCGCTACTATGGCGCCAAGCTTGCTACCGAGGCCGGTCATGAGATTCCTCGACTTGAATGCAAAGACTTTGTAGGCAGCGAAGCAGATCGCATTGCATTCATGGTCACTAGTTCTCAGGGAAAGCCACTGTCTCCGCTTGAACGTGCAGCTGCCTATCAACGACTCAGCAACCAAGGCTGGGAATCATCGGAGATTGCCAAAAAGGTAAAACGCTCAATTGCTGATGTTGAGCATCACCTCGCGTTGTTGGAGGTGGGTGATGGGCTGATTGAGATGGTGAAGTCTGGAGAGGTTGCAGCAACCACAGCCGTGGCTCTTTCACGTGAGCATGGAGTGAATGCTTCATCAGTTGCCGCTGATCAGATGGTGAAGGCGAAGGCTGCTGGGAAAAAGAAACTCACTCGCTCTGATGCCATTCCGCTGTTTAGCGCTGTGAAAGCTCGGCGTCTGGTAGAGCTTTTAGTTGATGCTGAGTTTGAAAGAAACGGAGAGGGCGACTATCTCGCACTTGCCATGGATACATCTGATGAAATTAACCGAATCATTGGCGAATATCGGAAGGGTATCAGCAGCGTAGGCACGGAGGCTTAATGAATACAGCAACAGTACTTCCATTCCCTGACATACGCTCGGGGCCACCTAGGAGCAACAGGATGGAGAACCAGAAGAATGGTTACGTCCCGTTGTACCGAAGCATCAAGAAGAAGTCATGGGCTAAAGATGTTTTCCTGCGGACGCTTTGGGACAACCTACTACTGGATGCCGCAAGAGCGCCATATACGGCAAACTTCAAAGGCAGCCAATGGAATCTTGAGATCGGTCAACTGGTCGTGACAGCGGCCGATTTAGGGCTGTCTCTGTGCGATAGAAAAGGAGTTCCAACAAGTCGGGACACTATTGAAAGAATGCTGTCCTTTTTCGTGAAGGAAGGGATGATTTCTATCGACGGAGAGAGGCGAAAAGGCAGGGTAATAACCATCTTAAATTACGCTGAATATGCCGAAAAAATAGACAATTTACCCGCACATAATGCCGCACATTACCCCGCACATAACAAACCCAGTGGTGGCGCGGCTTCCGGTGGTGATGCCGCACATAAAGGCGCACATAAACCCGCACATCATGAACAAGAAGGTAATAACAATAATATTAAAAGACTATCGTCTGAGAATTCTCACGAATCCTCAAACGCCGCGTTGGAAAAGTTTCTCTCAGCTCATCCAGATGCGTTTGTTTACTCAGCCACTGGAGCCAAGTGGGGGACTCAGGAGGACGACAGGGCTAGTCGCTGGATTTACGAGAAGGTCTGCGTTGTTGATGCCTCAGCCAAAGAGCCTAACTGGGCGGACTGGGCAAACGTAGTTCGACTGATGAGACAGCAAGACAACCGAACGCACAAAGAGATTTGTGAGTTATTCCTCTGGGCAAACCGAGATTCGTTCTGGTGCTCAAACATCCTATCCCCAGCAGCTCTGCGGAAAAAATGGGGAACCCTATCTGCCCAGATGGGCAAACCAAACCGAAGCCAACGACCAAGCGCTGATCCGGTACCACACTGGAACAGCAAAGAGTCATGGGAGGATTTCATATGACACATCGACTGATGAGCGCTATCGCAAACCGAGATGGTTCGGCGCTGGCCAGAATGTCCAACCCAGCTACACAGGCAATGCAGGGGGTAGTTAATCCTGATGCTGAAAACTTGGTTGATGCTCTGTTTCGCCAGCTAAAGCAGGTGTTCCCAGCAGCAAGCCAAACCAACCTGCGTAGACCTGAAGACGAGAACGCAGCAAAAAAACAGTGGATTGCTGCATTCGCTGAGAATGGAATCCGAACCAGAGAGCAGCTATCGGCTGGGATGCAACATGCCCGATCCAGTGAGTCTCCGTTCTGGCCTTCACCCGGTCAATTTATCGCATGGTGCAAGCAAGGTGTTCTGAAAGCTAACGGCTTGCCCAGCAGCGAGGAGCTGTATGGCCTAGTGATGGAGTACTGCGCTAACCGTGGCTTGTATTCGTCACCAGAGTCCTATCCGTGGCCTAGCAACGCGACTTACTGGATGGTGACAAAGTTATATTCGCAGATGCGCGGCAAGAACCAGTCTGAATCAGAACTCCGCAAGAGTTGCACTGAAGAGTTGGTGATCATGGGGCGGCGCATTGAGTCTGGTGAAGAAATACCAAAGCCGGTTGTTCAGTTGGAAAAGCTACACATTCCGATCAGCAATGAAGCCGGGCTACAGAAAATTGCAGATATTCGCAAAAAGCTAAACCTACCGCGCAGAGGTCAGCAATGAGCAAGTGTTGCATGTGTCACCAGCATCTCGAATACGGCGACGGCCTCAC